TTCTCCCAAACCAAGGTATGTGAGAAGACCAGTTACATCCTTTCCACTCAAATTAGTCAGCGTATTGTCCAGCGGTTGTTTACCTGCCAGTGCATTAAGCATTGTCGTGGCAAAGTTCGGGTCATTCCCCAGCGCCGCCGCCAGTTCGTTCAGTGTATCCAGTGCCGCAGGTGCAGAACCCACCATTGCCGCAATCGCCGATTTCACAAATGCCGTGGTGGCAATTTGTGTATTGTTGACCGACTGTGCCGCAGTAGGTGCGGTTGGCGTTCCGGTGAGTGCCGGACTCGACAGCGGCGCTTTCAGTGCCAGCGCATTGTTAATGGTGGTACTGAATTTCGGATCATTGTTAATGGCTGCGGCTATTTCTTTCAGCGTGTCCAGCGTGGCTGGCGCACCATTAATAAGAGCCGTCAGAGCCGCCTGAACAAACTCGGTGGTCGCAATCTGCGTGGTGTTATTCCCTGCTGCTGGCGTTGGCGCTTTGGGTGTCCCGGTAAACGTCGGACTTTCTTTGGGTGCATACTGTGAATGCGGGTCCGGTGCGGCAAGATGTTTTGCCATCTGATCATCCGCGTACACCTTCAGCTCCAGTGCCTTGTCATCCACATACTTGCGGGTTGCTAGCACTACAGCAGGGTCGATTTTCAGGGTGATATTGTCCGTGCTGCTGGTAATCAGCACCATGCGCACGGTCTGAGTGCGCCCGCTACCTTCAGCCAGTTGCGGCTTATAGCTTTCCGGGCAGTTGCCCACGGCAATCAATGCCCCGGACTCATCAAACAAGCCCACTTCACGTATCCACCAACCGCCCTCGTTTTCAGGAATCACCTGTTCGGCAATAATCTGACTGCTGTTCTGCGGGTCGATATAGAGCATATTCAGCGCAGCCCGGCGTTTCTCATTTACCAGTGCAGTCTGCTTTGAGTCTGGCGTTGGCAATACTCCGCCGCCATCGCCGACCGCCATATGGGTAATTTTTAGCGGCACACCGAGCGCGGCGGCGCTGGCAAGTTTCGCCGCGCCAATATCCGTCAGCAGGGTATAAAATTTTGTGCTCATGGATTCACTCTCATTGTGTCAATAACATGGACCGCCCCGCCTTCATGCGCGGTGCCGCCAGAAATAATTGTTTCGGTGATATACGGATAGATCGTGATTTCTTCGCCAAGATAGCTGGCGGCCCCCACCCAATGCGGACCGCTGGTCTGCAGATTGATGGACATGCCGATCATGTGACGGCTACATGGTTTGGCATCGCTTATCAGCCGCTCAAGTTCCAGATAGGTATCTTCAGTGATGCCCTGGTCCTGCACGCCGATATCCAGGCGAAACGTGCCCGGTGCCTCTCCGGTCTGCCACCACTCAATAATGCGGATCAGAAAGCCGAACGGCTCCACCACCCGCCGCACGGCACTGGTGGTTCCTTTATGCTGATGAATATAAAAAGCATCCTTCACCACCTGACGTTTGACGCTTTCTGTCCAGCCCTCGTCCCAGCGATCCACAGAGAACGCCCAAGCGAGATAAGGCAGGAAACTGACCGGACAGGTTGCCGGATTCCACAAGTCACGCAGCGGCACCTGCAGATCAGAAATCCCGCTGCAGGTTTGCGCCAGTCGGCGCTCCAGTGGCGTTGAACCCGGTGGCAGCAGACTATTCATCCGTACCCCCGTTGGTCACGCTCCACTGCGTACATGATGCCGCCTGCGTTTTGTTCAGGACCACATCTGCCAGCGGGGAAGCCAGCTCCACACGCTGAACACCCTCAACATGCAGCGCGGCAAAAATGGCGCTACGGCGAATATCCCGACCAAGCCGCGTCTGACTGGCGATGTACCTCTGCAGGCTGGCTTTTGCCGCTGCCATTACCGGCTCTGCTTCCGGCCCCGGATAGAGAAAAATGGTGGCTTCCACGCGGTACGGGATGATTTCCGCGCTGCGAACCGTCAGACGGTCAGCCACCGGGCGGACGTTCTCACTGTTCAGGGCTTTCTCCACCACATCCAGCAGGTCTTTTTCTGCTGTTCCGTCGCCTTCACGGCTTAGGACCGTAAGCACCACCTCTGCAGGTGCCGGACTGGTTGCACTGGCATCCGCCACCCGACCGTCGGCGCTTCGTGCATGAAACTCATAAGCGGCAGTTGGCCCAGCAACAGAAAGCCCTTCAAAGGCTGCAGGCACACGCAGGCGTAACGCTTCATCACTTTCCATCACAGCCGCAACGGGCGGTACAGCGTCATCATCAGCAGGTGTCACCGTCAGGCGTTTCACGTTGTAGTTAGCAGCGAGATGGTCAAGATCGCCGCCCATCGCGTAAGCCACCATCACAGCCTGCGCGGCTTCGTTAATGCGCTGGCGCAGAAGCAACTCACGGTAAGCGTTCTCCTGCAGCAATTTGGTGACGGGTTCAGATTCCAGTTCCAGCGTACGCATCACTGCTTCCTGCTCATCTTTCGGATGAAGCGCCACAAATTCTGCCTTGCGTTCGGCAAGCAGCGTCTCAAAGTCCGGCACATCCACAATCTGCGGCGCAGGTAACTGCGAAAGGTCAATCACTGCCATTCTCTGCTCCTGTTGATACGGAAAGGGAAACAGGCACACCGTTATTCCGCCGCCCGGTCAGCTCCACCACCATTGAACCGTCAAAATTGCTGTTGATGGTGATGGAATCCAGCGTCAGCCGTGGCTCCCAGCGACTCAGCGCCACATACACTGCCGACATGACCTGCAGGCGTAATGCCGGATTTTGTGGCTGATCTATCAGTGCCGACAGCAGGGAACCATATTCCCGGCGAGCAATGCGGCTACCCTGCGGTGTCAGCAGAATGTCCCGCACCGACTGGCGCAGATGGTCAATATCAGTAATGGCTTTACCGCTGGTATTGTTCATCCCGCTATAAAGCGTCATACCGGGCCTCCGGTTGTATCGCCGCCTTTCAGGACGCCAGTATGCTGATGCACATCAACCACGATCCCGTTAGAACTCATCGCACCGCCGCCCTGGGTAACGCCGCCATTGATCACTACTTCACTATTAATACGCGTGCGGTCAGCCTCCAGCACAAACTCACTGGTTTTCAGGGTGATATTGTCGGCAGCCTCAATAACCATGGATTTGATGCCCCTGACATACCAGCGCCCGGTGGCGGGTTCGTATTCAAACCAGCCACCGTCAGGATGTTCTGTCACGCAGGCGTCCGCCGACGTCGACGGTGGTGCGAACTGATTCGAATAGACAGCGGGCAGCGCAAAGGCGGTCTCCAGATTGCCGCCCAGACTCAGCAGCACCACCTGCTCACCTTCCGATGGTCGCCACCATGTCCGGGCATTCCCGGCACGCAGGGTCAGCCAGCTGATCCAGTTGGTTTCTAAGTCGCCTGTTTTCACCCGGCAAAGCCAGTTTTCCCTGTCCACTTCCGTGACTACACCAGTGCGGATCAGGTTGGTGATAAGGCGCATGATTTCGGTTAGTTGTGCATTCATCCTTCTATAGTTGCAAAGCAAGATTTTTTTTCATCGTTGTGGCAGTGTATGATTTTTGGCACAATTGAATTCTCATATGGAGATGACTGAAATGATCTTTGCTGCACGTTACTTGGTCGAGTTGCCTTATGTCCTCAATATTCCAGATGGTGATTATGATTTTCTATATGAAAATAACCATTTACGCTTAACAGTTCACAACGATTACTATGCACTATTTAAAGATGCAAGCTTATTCCCTCAAACCCTATTAATCGGTACCAGAGAACAACTACTACCACATCACACAAATGAAAGAGGGATAATGAAATGCCGGACTATTATTTCTCTCGCCAACTATTGGGAATGTTTTGACCTTTTAGAAATATCACATGAAGAACTAATCAACTCTATAAGAAACCAAATAAGGAAAGAAGATAACTTCCCATCTGTGGAAGATGCTGAGATGTTCCTATCCAAAATGAGCCAGCAAGATATAGATAAAAAAATAGAGTTAGAGAGAAAAATAAAAACTGCTAGAGAGATATTTCCACCTAAAAGATCAGAGGAATGTATCGGAATAATAAACCACTTTATAAAACAGTATAGAGTTGCCTTTAAAGATCAATTTGCAGACGAGATATCTCTTTATCAAGTTGGCTCAGGATTTACCAACGGAGTGTTACAAGAGCATTATTGCGATGGTATTAAGATAAGTGCAATTCCTTTAGTTGGAGTAATCACCCCATTAATGAGAGAAAGCTGGTATAAACACGATGAAAGTCTCATTGATAATTTCAAAAAACGTTTAATGTCAAATGAATTCAATGAACATCCTGAACTATTATTGATTAGAGCAGACAATCTTGTTCATAAAGGTGCATTTAGATCAGCCGTAATTGAAGCATCAGCAGGCCTTGAAAGCTATATTCTCAGAAAAATTATTAATGCCTTTCATCGCAATGGTATCAATGAATGCCAGACAAAAGAAACATTAAATAAAAACTGGAAGTTCGATGATAGATGTAAAAAACTATTCAAACAACTCTTTAACATCTCTGTACCCGAAATTGCGCCACTTGAGTGGCAACATGCAAATAAAAACAGGAAAGAATTACGTGACAAAATAGCTCATACATCACATGAACCAACAGAGAAAGAAACAAAAGAATTTATAAAAAGCATCAATTTATTAATTGAAAAAATAGACTCATACTTTAAGAAAATTAATGAATCTAACGAATCAAAAAATTTATGATTATCTCTTCTATAATATCAAAATCAGTATCATAAATTCCAAGTAACCTACGTTTAGCATAACGTATCTGTGGCCCCTTACGGCTGACGCGATCACGCAAGCCGTAATGGTGAACACGGGCAATGCGCTGTACCTTACCTTCAAACTGCACGCTGGCAGAGTCGGCGCTGGCGGCAGTTTTCAGGTATTTTGTGGTGCGAAGTTTTGTAAACATCTGCCGTTTGATACGGCCTTTTTTACTGCGTGCTGTTACTCGCCTCGGTTCATAGCTGCTGCCATCAGGATTGCGTTGCATCCTGATGTTCTGCTGCTGTGTCCGGCGCAGTTCCTGCGCCAGCTGGCGCATCATGCGGCTTCTGGCGGCTGGTTCCAGATTCGCCAGCAAGGCACTCAGCCAGTCGTCCACTTTCTGCAGTTCAGCCACGTTTCACCGTCCACATTTCTTCAGGTTCATCAGGTTCCGCTATAGCTTCAACACTCGACACACTACCGTCAGTGCTGACCAGCACACGCTCCGTCAGTTGCAGGTTCAGGCTGATATCACAGACATCGTTGCGCAGAATATCCACCTCAAAGGTGAATAGTTTTTCCCGTAACGCCGGGTTATTGATGGCATCGGGCTGGTTATCCCTCAGCCACAGCAAAACCGGGGCCATCAGCAGATTCTGGTCGCCGCTGAAATCCTCAATCACCGCGTTCAGGGTGTAACGGTACTCCCACGACATGGAGCTGGCCCCCGTGGCAACCAGCGAACCGTTATCCACAAACAGATGCAGTTTGTCCGGGTTATTGCGGACATAAGGCACCGCTTTATTGAGGGCGTGGCGCAGGGATTGTGGTTTGTTCACTGTTTCGCTCCTGACACGCAATAATCATGTCCACTTTGTCTGCACAGACCGCCCAGGCGGCCTCCGTTTCATCCAGCAACGCGTTCAGATCACCGTTAGTGCGCGGCGCTGCCTGATCCAGCCAACACGGCGTCACTCGCGGACAACCACTGACGGTAAGCTGCACCTCCGGTGAGCGTCGGACGTTCCCGCAGCCGGATAATGTCAGCAGGCAAAGGAGTATCAGCCCAGCGGCGTAAATCCTCGTTCTCACGTTTCAGTTCCTCGATCCGGTGTTGTCGTTGTCTCAGCAGCGCGCTGGTCTGTTCTGCTTCGGCATAGAGCCGCGCCTGCTCCCGGTTATTGGTTTCAGTCAGAATGGACAGGCTGATAAGCTGGCTGTTGCTCTTTGCCAGTGCCTGGCTTTTGCTCTGCAGCTCGTCTGCCTGCGTGCTAATGGTCTGGCTGGCATCAGCCAGCCGCCACGTCTGCCAGCCCAGCGCCGCCAGTAATAACGCCAGCACAACCAGCAGCAACCGGTTCATGCTGCTACCTGTTGCGCCATCTGGTTACGGGTGATCCAGAAGGCAATAACGGTCAGTAGATAAAAGACCAGGGTAATAGCCCACCCCGTCCAGGCGAGACTTACAACAATCAGCAATCGCATCACCCAACTGATAAATACGTTTTCTTTTCGGGTAATTGTCTTCAGTAAAGATGCCCTTAACTCCTGCCAGAGCGGGCCATTCTTAATTAACGCAGCCAGTGCTACCGGAATTACCGCCCATGTCAGCAAACAGGCTACCCAAACGCCGGACGCTGCCAGTACCGGAAAAATCCCCTGCGGATACACCATTGCTGCGATTAACAGCGCCATCCATAACATCAGAAACAGTCCGCTGATTACTTTCTTTTTCATTTCAGTTTGCTCCCTGTAAACACCAGGCCATCTCCCGCGCACGGCGGTTATCCAGCCCCTGATTAAACACACCTTTTACATAAACCCAGCGCTGCAACTGTCGGCACGCATCCGCCCAGCGCCGCTGATTGAGCAATTTCACCAGCGTGGAGCTGCAGGCATTGCCCGTCCCCACGTTGAAGGCAAACGACACCGCAGCGTCATACACCTTCTGCGGTGGCTGTTGCTTCACACACCTTTCCAGTGCCCGCTCCACACGCAGCACGTTGGAGATCAGCCCTTCTGCTGCCTGTCGTTCCGTGATTGTTTTGCCGGGAATAACGCCCGATGTATTACCAATGCCGTCGGTCCAGACACCCGCGCTGCACTGATACGGCTGCAGACGACAGCCTTCGTAATCAGCAATCAGTTTCAGCCCCTCCACGGAGGTGTGAAGCTGCTGAAAACCCGGCAGCGTGGCAGCAATAGCCAGCACGGCCCCGACAAGGCAGCGTTTAACGATTGATGGATTCATAGTCCTCCCGCGAGATCTGCCCGTCGCGCAGAAGCTGGTAGGCTTTGTGTTTGTAGTACCAGTTGATAGCCAGCATCAGCACACCAATCATCAGGCCGCCCAGCGTTGAGGCATCCTTGATGGACAAATCGCCCAGCCAGGCCAGCACGACGGCGATGCAATACGTGATAAAGGCGCTGATTCGCTCAAGCGTCATAATTCAGTCCCATAGCTGGACGGTCTGCACGGTGGTGGTGGTCGGAATGTCCGGCAGCTCCACCTGCAGCCCGTGAGGTAAAAAGGGGCCGTATTCGGCAAGCCCCGGATTTGCCTTCAGTACCTGCTCCGTGACACCCTGCGTGCGCCCGTAATGACGCCAGCAAAGCGCGTCCACCGTGTCATACTGATGCACACGCACTTTCATCAGATAAGCTCCACTGTGCAGTGCGGCGCATCCTGCACCCGGCTGATGGCCCAGCGGGCGTCACGCCACAAATCACCGCTTGCTTCCGCCAGTTCCTCGCCCCGCTTCACACCGGACGCCGTGGCGTCATAGTCCTGGTAACGTTCGTTGAGCATGGCGCGTGCCCAGCAGTAAACCGCGTTGAAATAGTGCTGAATGCGCTCACTTTTGCTGTCCAGCTGTTCCGCCGGAACCTCTGCCAGCGAGGCATACCCCAGCATCTGCTGGCGTCTGCGAAACTCATACAGCTCTGCGTTGACCTCCGAAATTGCCGACAGCGCAACCTGCTTTAAACGCGGCTGCGTCACCGTGCCGTCAGTGCGCATCACGCTGCGAAACTCCGACAGGTCCACATCAGGCCAGAACGGCGTATTCCTGATGATTTCCGCCTGTTCCGGTGCCTGTTCTGGCGCAACAAACTTCATGCTGCTTTCTCCTGAAATAGAGGGCGGTGGACGGGGTTTTGATGTGGCAGTGCCTTTCGCCACCCCGTGCCGCCCGTGCGCGGGGGCACGTTCTGTCAGCGGCTGTCATTGCGCAGTCTGCGCTCCAGCTGCTGTTTGTCTTTTTTCACGCCACAGCGAGGATCGAGCTGTAACGCATGGTTGAGATGATTAAGGGCGGAAGCCGGGTTGCTTTCACTCAGGACAGCGCCAATCGCTTTATGCAGACGCGCCCGTGACTGGTCCGGCATATCCAGACCGTCTGTCAGCTCCAGCGTCTGCAGCAACAGGTCGGCATCAAAGCCGGTGGCGGCAAGCATTGCGCTCTGGGCTGCATCTGCCATTTCCTCTGCCAGCACGGTCTGCACGTTGCGGTTACCCAGCGGCATCACCCAGCCATGACGCAGGGCATGACGCCCGATCTCCAGCGCCCCGGCATAATCTCCGGCATCAATGCGCCACAGCATCACGTACATCAGCACGTCATCCTGTTGAGCGCCTCCGGCAGCCAGAACGCCCTCCGCCCAGGCGGCATATTTCGGCAGCAGCTCCACCTTGATTTCCGCTTTTTTAACCGTGGACTGAACGCCCTTGAGACGGCGGCGGTCTTCCGCCAGTTGCAGCAGCATCAGGTCATAGCCCGACGCGTGGCGAACACTACCACCCTCGCGAGCGGCCTGTTCAGCCTGAACGCGCAGGCGATGCTGCCGTGCGGGACTCAGGCTCATGAATTACGCTCCGGTTTCTGCTGCGGCGGCGCTGAAGTCACCAATCTGGATGTTTTCCACCAGTGCAGCGCAGCGATAGTCCTCAACCACATAGGCTTCGTTAACGGATTCAAAATTTTCAATCCGGTCACGTTTCGGGTTGTCGATAACTGAACGGCGGCGGGTATCTTCCTGCCAGTAGATGGACAGGTTATCCAGACGGGTGATCAGCAGCGCATTCGGCGGGAAGAACGGCGCACGCACCGCCTGCAGGCCACCCATGCGTTTCTGACTGATGATCATATCGGCAGCCAGTTTTTCACTGTTTTCCTGCTCTTTGTTGACCAGCGGGAAATACTTGTCAGACAGCAGTTCACGCCCGCAAATCACCACCAGATCGTCATCGTCCTGGTAGACAACGTCGATAAGCTCATTGACGGCATCCATCACCACGGCGTCCAGGTTGGCATATTCGCCACCTTTACCGACTTTCACCGCACGCGGTGTGGTTTCACCGCCCGTGGTGCTGCTGCCCATGACGTGATCCGGTGCATCCTCACGGATTTTCTGTAACCAGCCTTTGTTCACATCCTGCAGCAGCGGGTTTTCGCTACGGTTGGAGGTTTTCGCACGCTTCACGCCGTTAAAGCCGATCATGATGCGGTCCAGTGCCTGACGTTTCACGATGGCGTCACGGATACGCACCTGGAAATCCTGAAACTTCGCCCACAGGTCCAGCTTCGCGTAGGTCAGTACCGTGTCAAAGTTGGTCTGCTCGCATTTGTATTCCACATCGACCATCAGCGTAGGATCGACAGGTTCACGCTCTTTCGCGGTGGTGTCAGTGGTTCCGGCAATGGTGCTGCCAACACCCAACCCCAGCAGCTGACCGGACTGCTCAGTCACTGGCGTGACGTTAATCAGCGTCAGGAAAGCGGCGGACTGCTGGATCTGGTCTTCCAGCGTCTGCTGTACAGACGGCTCCACGGTGAACTTGCTGGACAGTTCTTCAACTGCCACACCGTTCAGACGCGCCAGCTGCTGCAGGTAAGCGTTAAAAGCAAAGCGGGTATTCTTCTTCATCGGGTTTTGTGCTCCATCAGCAATTGGTCAGAGTGTCAGCGGGGGCGTTACCGCCTGTTGCACGCTGGCGGTAGTCCTGGCGGCTGTCTTCATGACTCAGCTTGTCCACCAGTTCGTTAAAGGCGGTTTGCTGTGCCTGCAGGGCAGTCTCCAGCTCAGACAGGCGTTCTTCCTGCTCAGACAGGGATTTTTCGGTGCGTGCGCTCAGGTTCTGCTGCTCAGTGGCGACCAGCTCCACGGCCTTATGCACATCAGAGAACCGGGCGTCATCGGACTGCTCTTTTTTGGTAAACAGCGCCGTGACACGGGCAAACAGGGACGGTTTGTCGTCCTGGATTTCTTCCAGTTCGATCACCGTTTCCTCTGCAGCGGTAAAGAGATTGGCAGGATTCTGCTTGCGGTTTGCCAGTGGGTTATGGGCTGCACTGGCGCTGAATGTCAGCATTTCAGTGCCCAGACTGGCAGGGTCATCAGTGGCAGCCAGGCCGACCAGGTAGGCTTTGCCCGTATCAGCGAACTTCGGGCTGACTTCCATAGAGGTGAATAATTTCTGGCCTTTTTTCACCAGCTCCACCAGGGACTCCGTTGGCTCAACGTCGGCATACAGCGCCATCTTGCCTGCCAGCGGACCTTCCGTGATTTCTTCAGCAAACAGCGCCGTCACCTTGCCGTAGCGGTTAAAGGTGCTGTCCGGCAGATAAGACTTGATGTGCTCAAGGTTAATCAGCGCGGTATACACCGCCGGGTTGTAGCTGGCTGCCATCTGTTCCAGCCATTCACGCTGGATTTCGCGTCCGTCGGTGGTGGCACCTTCCACCCCGATGCGAAAACGCTTTGCTTTCACTGTCATGAGCCGTGCTCCGTTAGAAAAAACTTACTGGAGCCTTATGGTTGCGGTGATGGGGGCAGTGAAACAATGCGCGGTATTTGTACCGACAACCACACAAACCGCAGGCGGGGAAAGCCGTCATTCAAGGCTGTAGGTTTGTGCCATGAACACCACACTGACACCCGCAGATCTCGATCCCCGTCGGCAGGCCATGCTGCTGTACTTTCAGGGATACCGCGTAGCCCGCATTGCTGAAATGCTGGGCGAGAAAGTTGCAACCGTTCACAGCTGGAAAAAACGCGACAAGTGGGGTGACTATGGGCCGCTGGATCAGATGCAGCTCACCACCGCCGCACGCTACTGCCAGCTCATTATGAAGGAGCACAAAGAAGGGAAAGATTTCAAAGAGATTGACCTGCTGGCGCGCCAGTCTGAGCGCCACGCGCGGATCGGCAAGTTTAACAATGGCGGCAACGAAGCCGACTTAAACCCTAACGTCGCCAACCGCAATAAAGGCCCACGCCGTCAGCCGGAAAAGAATGTTTTCACCGATGAGCAGATTGAGAAGCTGGAAGAAATCTTCCATTCCTCCATGTTCAACTACCAGCGCCACTGGTGGGAAGCCGGAAAAACCAACCGCATCCGCAACCTGCTGAAGTCACGCCAGATCGGCGCGACCTTCTATTTTGCCCGTGAAGCCCTGATTGACGCCCTGCTTACCGGACGTAACCAGATTTTCCTTTCTGCCAGTAAGGCTCAGGCCCACGTCTTTAAACAATACATCATCGACTTCGCCAAAGAAGTCGAGGTGGAGCTAAAAGGCGATCCGATGGTGCTTCCTAACGGAGCCACGCTTTACTTCCTCGGCACCAATGCCCGCACGGCCCAGAGTTATCACGGCAACCTGTATCTGGATGAATATTTCTGGATACCGAAATTCCAGGAGCTGCGCAAAGTGGCTTCCGGGATGGCTATTCACAAAAAATGGCGACAAACCTATTTTTCCACGCCATCCAGCCTGACCCACAGTGCTTATCCGTTCTGGTCCGGTGCGCTGTTCAACCGTGGACGCAAAAAAGCTGACAAGGTGGACATCGACCTGTCCCACAGCAATTTGGCCCCCGGCCTGCTGTGCGCAGACGGGCAATACCGCCAGATAGTCACCGTGGAAGATGCGGTGCGCGGCGGCTGTAACCTGTTCGACCTCGACCAGCTACGCATGGAGTACAGCCCGGACGAATACCAGAACCTGCTGATGTGCGAGTTCGTGGACGATCTCGCGTCCGTGTTCCCGCTCAGCGAACTGCAGGCGTGCATGGTGGACAGCTGGGAAGTCTGGACCGACTTTCATGCACTGGCCCTGCGCCCGTTTGGCTGGCGCGAAGTGTGGATCGGTTATGACCCGGCAAAAGGTACGCAGAACGGCGACAGTGCCGGATGCGTGGTGGTGGCTCCGCCAGCCGTGCCGGGTGGTAAGTTCCGCATTCTTGAGCGTCACCAGTGGCGCGGGATGGACTTCCGCGCCCAGGCTGACGCCATCAAAAAACTCACCGAACAGTACAACGTGACCTATATCGGTATCGACTCAACCGGCGTTGGTCACGGGGTTTATGAGAACGTGAAAGCGTTCTTTCCTGCCGTCCGGGAGTTTGTCTACAACCCCAATGTTAAAAACGCCCTGGTACTCAAGGCCTACGACATTATCAGCCACCGCCGTCTGGAGTTTGACGCCGGGCACACCGACATTGCGCAGTCATTCATGGCAATCCGTCGCGCCACCACTGCCAGCGGCAACCGCCCGACCTATGAAGCCAGCCGCAGCGAAGAAGCCAGCCACGCCGATCTGGCCTGGGCAACGATGCACGCACTGTTTAACGAACCGCTGCAGGGCGAATCCGCCAATACCAGCAATATTGTGGAGATTTTTTGATGGGAAAGAGTAAGAAAAACCGCGCTGCGGCGACGAATCAGCTCAAGCATAAAAGCCAGACTTCAGCCGAAGCATTCAGCTTTGGCGATCCCGTTCCTGTTCTGGACCGCCGTGAACTGCTGGACTATGTGGAATGCGTACAGATGGACCGCTGGTATGAGCCGCCCGTCAGCTTTGACGGACTGGCACGAACCTTCCGCGCTGCCGTGCATCACAGCTCACCGATTGCAGTAAAATGCAACATTCTGACCAGCACCTACATCCCTCACCCGCTGCTCAGCCAGCAGGCTTTTTCACGTTTTGTGCAGGACTATCTGGTATTTGGTAACGCCTACCTGGAGAAACGCACGAACCGCTTCGGTGAAGTTATCGCCCTTGAGCCTGCTCTGGCAAAATACACCCGACGCGGGTTAGACCTGGATACCTACTGGTTTGTGCAATACGGCATGACCACGCAGCCGTATCAGTTCACGAAAGGCAGCATTTTCCATCTGATGGAACCGGACATAAATCAGGAGATCTATGGCCTGCCCGGCTATCTTTCTGCTATTCCGTCAGCCCTGCTCAATGAGTCCGCCACGCTGTTCCGTCGCAAGTATTACATTAACGGCAGTCACGCGGGCTTCATCATGTACATGACCGATGCCGCGCAGAACCAGGAGGACGTGAACAACCTCCGCAACGCGATGAAAAGCGCCAAAGGACCGGGTAACTTCCGCAACCTGTTTATGTACTCACCTAACGGCAAAAAGGACGGGCTTCAGATTATCCCGTTGTCAGAGGTCGCGGCGAAGGATGAGTTTCTGAATATCAAAAATGTCAGCCGCGATGACATGATGGCTGCGCACCGCGTACCGCCTCAGATGATGGGGATAATGCCAAATAATGTTGGGGGTTTTGGGGATGTGGAAAAAGCGAGCTTGGTCTTTGTTCGTAATGAACTTATTCCTTTACAAAAAAGGCTTGAGGAGGTAAACACATGGGTAAGTGATGAAATAGTTCGCTTTAAAGATTATGTTTTATAGTCACCTTAAAATTAAAATAACCATAAAACATTAGTAATCTAAAGAGGCGCTAGAGCGCCTCTTCTAATTATCTCAACCTTCATAGAGAAGTTTTTTCTTACGTATCTCTTCACTAAATGTCTTGGAATTCAAGTCAATCAAATTAAGATCTCGAACTTTTCTAGATGCTGTATATTGACTAGTATCCAGCATATATGCCTCAAAAACTAAGCCATCAGCACCTTTCTTCAAAGTAACCCGAGACTGGACTAAATGCACTAATCTTAAATCAATTAACTGGTTAATAGCATCCTTGACAGGGCCAGTCATTTTTTGATTAATTAGAAAAATATTACATTTTGCATCATTCAAACAAAATGCCACAAGTTTTGTGAATGCTTCCTCCAAGGCAATACGATCATCATCAGCATCTAATTTAAATTCTTCACGCTTGATATCACCATATTCACCAGTAGCAAGATTCACATCTTCTGCACCAATTCGAGGACCTCTAGGATGATCTGGCCCTCTTTCTCTCGCATGGTTAATAGCTTTAGTAAATATCCCAATAAAGTCCCTAGTAACACCACCCGAAGCAATAATCAACCTATCTACTGCAGTCGTATTTAATAGTCCATTTACTGTGATAGGCGGCGTTTCTACCATTAGATTAGTGAGTATTTTTTGCATAAACTGTTTTAAAGTTGCAAATTTTTCCAAAGAAATATCTATATTTATTTCTTTTGCATCATCACCAAGTTTAACACCAGTAGGAGGATCTGTATGAATATACCATTCACTTCTATGCTTGATAGTACCAATTTTCAACCACAAACCATTTCCTTTGGCAACCCTATGAAAATAATCAATAACTTTAGCCTGATCACTTCTTCTAATATGATATAGATCATCAAGTATTAAATATGCCGGCCCTTCAGACAATTCGGAAAGCTTGTTAAAAAACCTTTGAAACTTAAGTATATTTTGATGTAAGTATTCAGTTTTTAATGATTTATATCCTTCACTAATTTCTTTGGTACCTGTATTTCCTTTTTTAACTCCCACTCCTACATCTACTGGACCTTGCTTCAAGGAAGCATTACCAGAAGCTTCAAAACTTCTTGTGGAAGTTTCCTTTCTTTGCACATTAATTTCTTCTGGCTGCAAAAGTTTATTTTCTAAATCTTGAATGATGCTTTTGAGCTCACGGACAAGCTCATTTGTAGGATTTTTTTTGAAAGGTTTCCTTTCCGGCGCTCTACCAAAAATTCGATTCCAAAAAGTAGTTTTAGTAGCTGGGGTTAATGCAGCAGTTTCTAACCAAACCTCGAATTCTTGTAGGCTTTTAATAAGAACACTAATTAGGACATCAGGGTATGAATGACCTTTAAATGTCTCCATATCAACAAAAGAAATTGGTCTTCTATCTATTGTAGATCTGCAACTACCTTCCTCAACAATGAGGACTTACCAGAGCCCCTTCTACCAAAAATCAAACTGTGCTGCTTGGCTTTCGATTGAGCAAGAACGCCAGGCGCGGGTTCTATGAATCTCTTGACATTTTCAGGCGTAGCCCTCATAGCTTCATCACACAAAATGATCAAGTTATCTACTTGTTCATCTCTTAACTGAGATATTTCGTTTTTAGACATTGGAAAATCCTTTTAGGAAAAAGCTCAAGCTATCAAGAATCCTTTATCCGAACAACTGTTTTAATTTATATATCTATCTGGTTCAGCGCGCGCTCGTATCCCCGCCACGCCTGCCCGCTTTATGTAGTGGTTTTCATGCAGGTGCATGATCTACGCAAAAGCCCGCCAGTTCTGGCGGGCCTTAGCGAAAACGATCCTCAAACGATCATGCAATCTCATGCAGCATAGACATGCACAGACGAGTAAAGCGAATCGGACCTTACGCAAGGTGAACTCCTCAGCGGGCATAATCAGTATGTCGGAAGATCTCTAAAAATAAATAATTCGGTTAACAGGTATGCTTACAAAAGCATATATTTGATTAAAAATCATGTAAGGGGGAGGATCTCAAACTGAATCGCCACGGGTTTTACAAATTTCGATAGTCTCTCTAACGTTTCGGCTGAGGTCAAAATGAAAAGCTTTTACGTATTAATTTTAATTCTGGTTGCAAGCTTTGTTAGCGTCCCAGTTCAGGCGGTAACAGCTAAAAACTATGAGAAAGGAACTAAAGCTCAACAGAAATCAATATCTTACCTTTCATGTGCATTCTATGGCAGTAGCACACAATTAGATCCTAGCTACACGGAGCAAGTACCTACAGCCGATATCAAGATATTACAGAAAGCAGCTTACCACGCTTACAACGATGCGCTCTCATACTTTGGCTATGAGGAACCAGATCACGAACAACGCATAATTGATTATGCTGAATTTGTGGCGTCGCAAGAAGCTGTGTTATGGGATAAGCCGGGAATGAATGGAAAGCAGGTAACACTAATTGCTCGTTCTCTCTACAATGAGAGTAACTGTAACTTGTTACTGGACTCAATTAAGTAGGAAAAAGATGGTATTTTGCCCGTAGTTTCAACCTTAATCTCCGAACCTGTCGCAGAACGGGCGTTCACTCATCAAATAAACGCCACACCTAACGCCTCACTGTACTCGTTGTTCAACCTTGCTGACGCCAGAACCAAGTTCAGACGCCAGCAACTTTTCTTAATGCAGCCAGCTGTCGTCTTCCCACACCTTCTGCATAATCTTCATCACTTGTTTTCTTTCTTCGTCCAGTTGCAGTCCGGTCAGTTCCACACCGTTAGAGCTACCTTTGCGGATGCGAATTACCATTTTGGGATACAGGGGGCGCAGATTGCGGTAAAGCTCGGATTCAAGGGCGTCCAGGGTAGACTGGCTAATCTTCTGCTCTTTATCGATCATTATTTCAATGCGCATAAAGGTCACCTCAGCTGATGACATCCATTGAGCGGTTGTATTCGTGGGTTCTGATTTTTGCCATGAGTTCATCAGTCAATTCAGAAACCCACTGCAGAGCCAGCCCCTTCTCTTCATCACTACACTCACTAGCCGCTACAAGCTTAAGAAAAAAATCAATGCGCTGGAGCTTCAAAGACTCCAAAAAATAGTCCTGCATCTTTCCTCCTATGACACCAAAGCAATACTGTATATATAACCACTGTTTATATTTACAGTATATAATAATCTTACTGATGTAAAACGTTTTTTTACGTTCATCAGCCTGAAATGCCTGGTATTATTAAGAGCACGAATTGTTAACCCGCGTAATTAATACAGGTTCCGCCACTTATCATCTTCCTGCAAACGCTGGTTCCGATAGAAGATACGCAGGCCTGCTCCTGACGGAATACTGCCGCCGCGAAGGAGTAAATCGACCTCTTTCTCGCTGCCATCAAATCCTCTGGACTTCAGTTCATAGACGAGCTGCTGTCGCTGATGGTCTGTAATTCGCTGTTTGTAGTCTTTACGCCGTTTCGGTTTCACCAGGCGTAACCTTGCAGCCAGTTCCCGGCGCTCTTTTTTGCTCATACTGTGCAGGTATTCGTGCAACTCCTTGTCATCCATGCGGGTAATGTCCGTTCTGGTATCCCCATCAGCTGATTTGTCTTTCCCTTGTTGGTTCAAATTTTCAGCAAGGGGACAGTTATTGCCACGAGTCCAAGGGGCGCAAGCGCCCTGGTCGGCTGCCGCCTCCTGAACATCAACGGCCTTACGAACCATTTTCCACTTCACGGCATGAGTGCAGATCTTGCCCTCTGCAATAGGTGACCAGATGCCATAAATACGAATGCCGTGATCGCCATAGGCGGTCGGCTCTTCGTTGATTTCATAAGCGGTTCTGATGAGGTGATATTTGCGGGGAACCAGTACGCCGCCCTGCTTCATGATGTAGGTGGCAAAACAACCAGCATCAGCAGCAGCCAGGATGGCATCAAGGCGCGGGTTATCCAGTACCGGCGCACCTGCTTTTTTGTCCCCCTGTTGCCTTGCCGCCTGACCAGCCAGCAATCGCAGTTCACGGTAAGCCTGACGCCCCGGAATGCCAAAGAAGCGGAATTGCTGAACACGATGCAGAGACGCCCAGGCATTAACGTATTCAGCATTATCACGCAGGGATTTCCCCGTTTCCTTGCTGATCTCGCCAGCCAGACCACGCCCGTCAATGTTCTTACTGATGTATTTCGCGATGTAGCTTGTTGGCGTACCTTTGCGCGGGTTAATCAACTCAGACTTAAAGCGCGGCCCAGTGTTATTGCCCAGTTCCTCGCGGTCTTCACGGATGGCAAACTTACGCAGTAATGCAGTGATGGCGCGGCGGTCTTTTTTGCGCATAAAACACAACAGGTGCCAGTGAACTGTACCGTCATGATGCGGCTCAGCCACCCGCACGCCATACCACCGCAATCCGGCTTTGTGCATCGCCTTACGAAATGCAGCAAACATGCCGACCAGATAATCACTGCTTTGTCTTACCGTCGCATTTGTCCAAGTTGGGTTGGGCCTGCCATTATTTAGCGTGGAATGGAAACGTGACGGACAGGTGATGGTGTAGAAAACGGCGCAGTCACCGCGCATTTCCGCGATAAGCTCCAGGCCTTTAACACAGGCCATCATCTCATTGCGGCGATGCGCAGGGTTGCTGCTGCTGGCGTTTACCACATCCTCCATGTCCAGCGTGTCGCCGTCTTCGTTCACCAGTTCATGAGAACGAAAAAACTCCAGCGACTTACGGCGCTGCTCACGTTTATGCATCACGGCTTCATAGCTGACATAGGGAGATGCTTTTTTGCTGACCAGGCAGACAGCACGCAACTGCTCTTCCCGCCATTCGCAACGCATCTTCCATAATTTCCGGTACCACCAGTCAGCGCACAACATACGCGCCAGCGAACCCGGAATGAGTTCATAGGGCACGGGTTTACGGCGGTTTCTTTTCCGGCGGAGTTGCTCAAACGCAGGCGGGATGACATCCAGACGCAGGGTTTCCGCTGCCACCTTTTCCCATGTCTTGCGGATTTCTTCTGGCTTAACGTCATCGGTGACATACAAATCGCCACAAGCTGCATCAAGGCACATGCTCATATGCGCAGCTACCAGGGTGGACAGGCGTTTCACCTGATCCTGACTCATTTCAGGCAGGATCAGCAGGCCGTCCAGCCCTTCATGGCTTGCCATAAAGCGAAAAGAAGTGGATAGCTGACAGTCGCGTACATGCTCCAGCCGTTCCAGACATGGCTTAATCGTCTCACGCAAATAGCGGGAATAAGCCTTTGGCCTGCCCAGGCTGCTGAAGTATTCAATACGTTGCATCAGTGGCTTGCTGATATGGGAAGGCTGGGCATTAACGTCCGCCAGAATGACCATATCTGGATTAAAACGCTGCTGCTCATGCGCCAGCTTTGCCCGACTAATGAGCTTATCCTGCTCCATTTCGCGCTGGACAGGATCACGGGATTCATTAAAGAAATAACGCTCCCAGACCTGATCACTCAGTGCCTCGCGGCGCAGCTGTTCCTGCTCGTTATCGGCAGCGTACAGAGCGATCAGGTTTGAAAGCGCAGAAACTGAAGATTGCTCTTCCGTCTCTACGTAAGGATTGATTGCTTTTTTCTCAGCATTCCAGGAATAGCTGTAGTTCATTACGCAATCTCCAGTTCGAGCTGTGAAGGCTGCAAACCATTCGACAGCCAATCAGAAACTGAAGGTGGGCGAACAGCTTCAATTGCACCTTTTAAAATTGCGCAACGGTTTTTCAGAATGACAGCTTTCAGCTCCTTTTCCGTCAGATTGCGCGAATACTCAGCCTCCTGAATAGCCCGCGTCAGCTCAGGATATTTGCTATTAAATTTGGGGACATTGCAGGCAAGATTTGTACTGTCGGCAGTCGCCAGTGGGTAATTTCCCAACACACGACCGTCAAGCATGCGCAAACCATGAACAGCTGTTTTGAAATTGTGTCGGCAATAAATTGCTTCAAAAGCGTCCTGCATACGACGATGCCAGTGCGCAGTTCTGATAGCCGCATATTCACCAGACGATCCAAAGCAGACACGAGGCCATTCACGACATAGCTCGATAAGCCGATCGATTGACTCGTGCAGATGCCAGACGGGAGTTGCCTTCCCGTAGAACATTTTCGGAACTTCGTTTATCAGGGCATCATTGTCACGTTCACCTCCGTCCACAACATCAGGAATGACAAAAAAAGCGACCTTAGGATGGTGGTAATAGTTCAGGAGCCATTTATAAAAATCACTCCAGTTAATTTTTAGCCCACGCACCCATGCAGAAAATGCGCCGTTATCAATGCCGACGACCTGAGCGTGCTGAATGGACGCCGCAATCTGATCTGGTCGTACATAGGAGACGAAAGCGCCAGCTCCGCTCACCGCAATACGATGAACGTCGCCAGCACTTCCCCAGACAGGCGTCCCATGGAAATGATGAATTCCGTGGTGCATTTCTTTCACACTTGCACCCCGAAAATAACAGTAGAGTCACGTCCCCTACTAAAATCGGCACTAAACCAATTAGCAGATTTAGTGGCAATCATCTCTGTTGCAAATTTTCCCTCCCCCGCTGCAACGCCGATGCTGCGTTTCGCCCTGATGTAGTGGTGAGTGAAATTACGATAAAGGGACCGGGTCAAAGACGTGTTACTGTTAGAAACAATGACCGGATGTCCTTCTGATGACCGATGTTCAAGAATGGATGCCAGGTGATACTGATCATCTTCAGTGAAACCATCAGTGTGATAGCCGGAAAACGTACCGTCATAAGGCGGATCGCAATACACCACATCCCCCACCTTCAACATCGCCAGCGTTTCATCAAAGCTGGCGCAGATAAACGTTGCCCGCTGGGCTTTCTCTGCAAATGCGCGAATTTCTTTTTCAGGGAAATACGGATTTTTATAATTACCGTAGGTAATGTTGAAATGCCCGCTCTTGTTATAGCGACATAAACCACGGTAACCGTGACGATTGAGATACAGGAAATATACCGCTTTCATGAAATCAGTAATTTCAGTGGAGTAATTAAACTCCTGCCTTATGTTGTAATAAGCCACCTCCCTGTTTGCTTCCTCAAATAAAGCTCTGGCACGAGATATAAACGCCTCACAATCAGCAGCAACCTTTTTATAGAGGTTGATTAAATCAGGATTAATATCCGCAACAAGATAGCTGGGGTAATCCGTCTCCATCATCACTGCACAGGAACCCGCGAAAGGTTCAACCAGTCGCGGGCCAGCAGGAAGATGCTTTTTCAGTTCGGACATTATGGCGGTTTTATTTCCTGCCCATTTCAGGATGGTGCTCATACAGCACCTCCGTTGTAATGTTTGCCTTTCAGCTCTGCGATTTCCTGACAGGTAATGCAAAGCTGCACACCCGGAATGGCACGGCGGCGTGCTGGCGGAATTGGCGCTTCACACTCAACGCAAAGCACGCGGGACACGCCCGGCGTTTTGGCACGGGCAGCACGGATATGGCGTTGGCGTTCTTCTTCAACGCGCTGCTGTACGAGATCCATTGCATCAGCCATCAGTGGATCTCCTGCGCTTCGTTCTGGATTGCTTCAGCAGTCACACGCAGCAGTTCTGCCGCTTCGACGTGGTTTAGCTGGCGGGAGGTGATATGACACGCCAGGCTATCGAGGCGAGCAGCCATTGCTTCAGCCCTTGCCCGGCGTTCTTCCAGACGAGCCTCTGTCAGTAAAAGATTAAGACCTGCATCATCCGGTCCGGTTTTGGTCGTGAGGGTTTCAATATTACGCATAAGCAATTCTCCTGAATTTAGATAAAGGGATGCCCGGCGGGTTTACGCCATTAATTTCATTAGTTGGTTAATTCGGCATGGTTAGCCGTCTGGGAAATAAGCTCACCACTGCACGAAAATGATTCATTGCTTTAATCAACTCCCGCTTTTCGTCAGTGGTCAGCTCATTAATGCTGATGCTATGACGTTCAGCTGGAATTTTTGCCATAAAGAATATGGCAGCCAGTGCCCGTTTATTTTGTTCATTATTGATATCCCGAGGATCACGCATATCTTTAATAAACCGCTCAAGCTCTGACTCAATATTCAAACCAAAAACTTTCGCCCTTAACTCCGCAATATGATTAAGTCCATTCAGGCGTTCACCGGGTCTTAATGGAACAGTCGCCGCAGCGCCTTCAATAGCCATTTGTTCCCCCGTTTTTTCGTAGATAGTTCTGCCAGCAATTCATCTTGTGAACGGCACGGATGCCAGCGTTTACCATCCTCACCCATGATCCAGCCGTGACCGTAGTGCATTGCCGGACTTTGTTTTACCAGCAGCGATGCAAATGATGGTTCTTTCGTCAGCATAAGCACCTCACAGCAAACCGAATGAAGCACCGAGGCCAGTCACGGTATCAACTGCACTCGCCATCGCAGGATTAGCCTGTAAACGGGCCTGCAATGAAACAGCGGCCAGCGCCATCAGTCGTGTTACAGAGTTAATGCTGCTGATAGCATCACGACGACCTGCACTGGTTTTTACATCGCCAGATACCGCACCTGCAGCAACACGCCCGATCTCTGCGGTTGCACTCATGACATAATGCGGCAGTTTCTCTTTTGCCACCTCATTAATCGGTACACATGGCAGGCAGTGAATCTGTGCCAGAAAGCCATCTACCAGCGTTGAATCTTCAGTCAGATCGGTAAGCAACCAGATTTCTGGTGCGGTTAATAAATGAGGTTGAGCTGGGTTCAGCTTGTTCCGCAGAATCTGTACATTCATGCCTGCACGTTCTGCCAGTCGCACCAGGTTGTGGCGCAGTGCGAATGCACGACAGGCTTCGTCAAAATGTGGATGTTTGGAAACTTGATAATCAAACATAGTCAGCCCCTTCCCTTTATTTCAAAATCGAATCAATTGATTACGACATTGGAATCGGCAAGCGCATCCACTGTCATGGCTGCAATGTTGATCATTACCTTTTCACGTTTTTTATCCTTGCGAAGACGATGCCGCTTAAGGCGTCCATCTGCGAGCATACTGTTGATAGTGTCTACAGATAACCCTGTGAGTTCACTGTACTTTTCAACCGAAATGGATGGGACAGCTAATGTGATTGAAATGTGCTGAGTCATAAGGCAACATCTCCTGTTTAAGTGTGTTTAACATTGACGAGTAGTTGTAAGTCACATTTTGAAATCAATGCGACTATAAGATCACAAATTGAAATCGTCAACCATAAAGTTCACAAGGTGAAATCGATGGATTTTAGTCAAGGTGGAAAGAAAGCTATCGAAAGGATGGTTGAAGCCTATGGGTTCACTACAAGACAGGCGTTATGTGAACAACTAGGCATATCAAAAAGCAGTCTTGCTACACGCTACATGAGAGATTCATTCCCTTCTGATTGGGTTATTCAGTGCGCGCTCGAAACAGGAGTAAACATAAAGTGGCTGGTAACAGGCTTACCTCCTAAACATGAATATTTAACGTCTGACATCATCAATATTCAAAAAATAAAATTGATTGATGGAGTGCTATTGGATGCAGGAACACTAATGTTTGACAAAGTGTTCATTCCTGATGGTTTATCATCACCATCTGTGATATCAAACGGGAATAACTCTTATTTTATTGAGAGGGATTTCACAGATGTAGTTGATGGTGATTGGTTAATCTCCATTGATGGAAAGCATTCTATAAAACAAGTTATTAGAATTCCTGATAATAAAGTTAAGATTAACTATGGGAATATCATTGTTGATATGAACATTAATGACCTTGTATTCATCGGCAAAGTTATAGCAGAATTCAAGATAAGAGGCTAA